GTACAGCCCTTTATTAGAAGGGAATGTCATTGCCGGACATATCGGGGGGCTGCGGCGGCATGACGGCAGGCTGCGGGGCCTGGTCGCCAACGCGTTCACGAATGCGAATGCCGCCAGTGACATTGCCACCAAATTCCACATACGGGTCATTATAGACGTTCACCGTCTGCCCGATGAAATCGGCAACCTTCGTGCCCTTGCAAATGCTCTTAAGGCGGTTTTTGTTCGTCTGGTTGACGATCAGCGGTTTATCGCTCGACGTCCAGTGAATAACAGTTTTGATTTCCTCACCCTGCGGTGCCACGTTCTCACGGGTGAAACTGGCGATGGTGAGGTTCTTGCCGGTCAGGCCGACATCGTCTTTGGTCAGATAGTTGGACTCTTTCGGGACAGCTGAATCGATGTCCATGTTGGGGTCGATCGTAGTCATAGCGGTTTCCTGTTCAAAGTGAAGTTCGAACGGCCTGGGAAACCGGCTTGCAATAACATGGCTCCCTAGACCGTGAAACCATATTTGCATAAAAAAAGCCCCGCGGCAAGCGATTTCTGACAGTCTAGGGAGGTTGAAGGCCAGAAACCATGCATAAGCCAGCAGCGGGGCGGTGTCCAGGTGGACAATTGCTATCCTGACAAGGTATTTCTGCGTGTCAATTGCCCGTTAGTGCATTTTTTGTGCTAATGTCTGTCTACCGATACCTAAGCCATACCGGAAACCTCACCGACGGGCATATGCCCAGAGGTAGGAAACGGGAGGAAAGGGGGAGGGAAAGGGTAATGGTGGTGGACTGGTGGTCAGGGGGATAGGATACACACGCGGAAACAGTTTGTCACCGTGAAGTAAACTTCAAGGTTATTGAATGGCAGCGCGGATCAATAAACGGCACCAGGACATGGTGCGGGAGAAAATACGGGCAAGTCAGCTGGTCAACCGGCTGGAAAATCATGTACTTGATGATGTCGAGATGTCGGCAAGTCAGGTAAACGCGGCGCTGGGCCTGTTGCGCAAGGTTATACCGGACCTGAAGGTTCAGGAACTTGACCTGGGTGACAGTCAGCTGGTCGTGAATCTCGTTTCGCAGGTGGATGGAAGTCAATCTACCGACAATTGAACTGCGGCTCTACCAGCGCCGGTTCTGGCAGGCGATGGAGCAGGGCGCAGACCGTGGGATTTTGTGCTGGCCGCGCAGGGCAGGAAAAGACACAGTGAGTCTGCAATGGACGTGCTTTGATGCCCACCGGCACGTGGGCAACTACTGGCACCTTTTTCCAGAGAAAGAGCAGGCCCGCAAGGCGCTATGGAACGGCATCAACAAGGACGGGCAGCGGATCATTGATGTAGCCTTCCCGCCGGCACTCAGGGCGGCGACCAATGATAGCGAAATGCGCATCACCTTCAAGTCAGGCAGCACGTGGCAGCTGGGCGGCTCCGACCGTTATGACGCACTGGTGGGATCAAACCCACGCGGCGTGGTGTTCAGTGAGTACGCCATTGCAAACCCCAGGGCATATGACTTCATTCGCCCTATACTTGCCGAAAACGGAGGCTGGGCGCTGTTTCCCTATACGCCACGTGGCCGCAATCATGGGTTCGAACTGTTCGAGAAAGCCACGGCAGATGGCAACAGCTTTGCGGAACTGCTCACGTGCGACGACACCGGCCACATGACGCCCGAAGCCCTGCAGCGTGAACGTGCTGAAATGAGCGAGGAATTGTTCCTGCAGGAGTATTTCGGCAGCTTTGATTTCGGGCTGGAGGGCAGTTTCTATGCCCGCGAAATGAACAGGGCCGTCACCGATGGCAGGGTGACGCAGGTGCCGGTGGATGATGCACATCCTGTTTATCCGTGCTTTGACATCGGGCTGAATGACAGCACAGCTATATGGTTCCTGCAGCTGCTACCCGGCGGCGCTATCCACTGGGTGGACTATTACGAAGCCAACGGTGAACAGGTTAAGCATTACGTGGACGTGCTGCGCGATCGCGGCTACAGCTACAGTGAACTGTTTTTCCCGCATGATGGAGCTCACCGGCGCATTGGGATGCCGAGATCCGTTGCAGAGCAGTTCCGTGACCACGGCTTCAGCGTGACGGTACTGAAACAGGTGTCGAACGTGCAGCCATACATCGAGGATTGCCGCGTAGCCATCGGCAAATCATGGTTCGACGCTGACCGGACGGAGCGCGGGCGGGCGTGTCTGAACGGCTACCGGCGCGAGTATGACGACAAGCGTCAGGTATTCAAGGAAAAGCCGCTGCATGACTGGGCCAGTGATGGCGCTGATGCGTTTCGGACAGGGGTGCAGGCGATCAATGAAGGCAGGATAGGGAACAACCAATGGGGTGCGCTCGACTATGGCACTCTGAACAGGGCAGTCATATGAAACGCAGAACAAACGAAGAATTAGTGCAGATGCTGTGGCAGGGGCTGACGCGAGCAAGCGATTACAGCACCAGCAGCTTGCAGACTACGCGCCGCAAAGCGTGGGATTACTTTCTGAACCGGCCACGCGGCGATGAAGTAGACGGACGCAGCCAGGTGCAGGATACGACCATTCGGGACACGCATAACGCGCTGATGGCGACGATCATGCCGAGCTATGCGACGGATAACCTTGTGCAGTTCGAGCCAACCGGCCGCAATGACGAAGATCAGGCAGACGCGGAAAGCCAGGCGGTGAATAACATTTTCACCGAGGACAACAGCGGTTATCTGGAATTGAGCAACGCTGTTTCCGATGCCCTGCTTTTCCGCAATGGCGTGATGAAAGTATGGGTAGAGGACAACACCGAGAACGTGACGGAACGGTTCGACGGTGAAAAGGTATCCGCCGGCGCGGTCAAAGCGTACTACGCGCAGCAGGGTGCGGAACTGGTCGGACTTGATGAGTCTGATGGCGTTATTGAGGCAACAACGCGGCGCACAACGCAGCGGCTGAAGGTTGCCAGCATCGAGCCTGGTTATTTTTATGTAGACCCTAACCAGGCCGACCAGGACTTGCAGAGTAGCCAGTTCATTGCGGAAAGGTGGATTGCTAAAAGGTCTGACCTGCTCGATTTGGGCGTAAAGCGGGCAAAGGTAGACCGGCTGCCGCAGATTACCGACGAGGGGCTGATTTCAGCGCCTGGCATTTCGTCGACGGACATCCAGGCCAAATTCGTGGACGGTCAAAGCACCTATGAAATGTCCGAAACGTGGTCGGAACAGCGGTGCGAGTGTTTTTGGATACACACGTTTGTTGATGGTGAACGGTGGCGCTTCCTGGTCGGCAGTCAGGAATTGCTGCTGAAAGACCCCGTAAATTTCTTCCCCTATGCGTCCGGCACTGGCTGGCCGGTTCCACATAGATGGTCAGGGCTGGGCCTGTATGACCTGCTGCGAGAGACGCAGGACACGAAAACGGGCATCCTGCGGCAGTTCATGGACAATCTGAACATCAGCAACAATGCGCGGCCAGTCTATGATCCTGCAGAGACCAACGAAGCCGACATTCTGGCCGGTGCGCCTGGTCGCGGTATCCGGTCACGCAACCCCATTGGCGTGACGTGGGCACCGTCTATTGATGTAACCAGCCAAGCAGTCGCGGCGCTGCAGTACATGGACGAACGCGGCAGCCGGCAGGCAGGGGCGGCGCTAGACATGGCGACTGCGGAGGCGCAGTCCGTCAAGGACGTTTCCGGCCTGTCGGTCGAAATGCAGCTTGGGCCCAAAGAGCAGATGGCGAGCCAAATCAGCCGCAATCTGGCAGAAACCCTGATCCGCAATACGTTCCTGCTGATTCACCGCACCCTGCGCGAGAACTATGACGGCGCAATCATGTACCGCAAGACTGACGAATGGGTAGAAGCGAACCCCAGCGAATGGCAACCGCGCAACCGCATTAACGTCACGGTCGGCCTGTCGCCAGGCGATCGCCGCCGGCACCGTGCGGCGCTGGAATACGTCATGCAAATGCAGCTGCAGCTGATACAGGGCGGTGCTGCGAACATCGCGGTTTCCTATAAGACCTACCACAACGCGCTGACGGACTGGCTCAAAGCGGCCGAGCTGGACGGCGCAGAAAAGTATTTCCTCGATCCTGATGGGCAGGAGTCGCAGCGTGGGCAGCAGGCGGCAGCGGAGGCCAGCCAGCAGCCTGATCCGATGGCGGCAGCGGCCATGCAAATGGAAGCAGCCAAGCTGCAGGAGGATGCCCGCCAGCACGATACGGAACTGCAGTTCAAATACACAGAATTGCAGCAAGAGACTGAAATAGAGGAAGCGAAACTTGTCGAAAACGGCATCCAAGCTCGAATCAGTACCAGCGCACAAGCTGGTGGAGCTGGCGGAACTGATACACGAAACGGGGCTGATAGAGGCAGCGAGGGCTGACCTGTACCAGCTATGGAAGCGTGACCGTGACCCTGCAGACTGGCTGCGGGTGCAGGTGGCGCTTGAATTGCTAGACCGGCTAAACGGCATTCTGGAGGCAGAAATAAATGGACGAACCCGCGCAGAATCAGGGGATTGACAATAATCAATCCGAGGGGCTAGACTTTGATCAACTGGCAGAAATGCTAGACCAGACCAGCGCCGAGGGGCGAACTGGTCACGACACCCAGGCTGCAGAGGTGCAGTCGTCACAGTCGCAGTCTGATGGCGACCAACAAACATCAGAGACCGATCAGACACAGCATGAGGATGCTGCAGAAATGACGGTATCGGCCCTGGCTGAACAGCTTGGGATTGAGGCAGCGCAGCTATACAACCTGCAACTGGACATCGGCAACGGCCAGCAAATGACGCTGGGCCAGCTGAAAGACAGGGCAAAAGATGTATCGCACGCTGACTCACTGATAGCCGAAGTCAATGAACAGCGGCTTTCGGTGGAAAATGACCTGATGCAAAAGCGTCACGCCATCAGCCGCTATGCGCAGCGTGTGGGATACCAGCCAACCGAGCAGGATCAGCAGGAAGCGCAGGCAGAACTGAAGGCATACCGCGAAATGCAGCGGGCACTTGCCATCGAATTTATGCCCGATTGGCAAAGCGAGGAAACACGCGCCACGGACATAAAAGGCATCGAAAAGCTGCAGGATGAATACCTGTTCGGTCAGGCTGAAAAAGCCGCCATGCTGGATGCCAGGCTGCTCAAAATGATGCGCGACTATCACAGACTTCGCGAAGAAGTCAGGAGCGTTGCCAAGTATCGCAAGAACCCGAAACCCAAACAGGGGCCGAAGGTGCACACGAAAACTGGCAGCAGTGTGACAAAAATCGGTTCGCAGGCCGCACAAGGAAAACTGTCGCAGGACGCAGCGGTGGGCGAACTTGGAAAGCTCTTAGGGTGACGTAAATGGCACAGCTTGAACAGGTAGACATCCGTACTGCCCCGACCAACCTTAACCGCGAGGATGTGATGCAGCAGATTGTTGACATCAGCCGCATTCCTTTGCCGTTCATGGACGCAATCGGGCGCAGTTCTCACAGCAACACCAAATTCGAATGGTCTGCAGATCGCTTGGCCGATCCAGACACCACGAATGCGGTCATCGACGGCAGCACCGCGCCGACACCGGCCAGCGCACCGGCTGTCCGACTGGGCAATTACGGCCAGATTGCTCAGAAAACGGTCGGCACGTCGACCCGCGTGGAATCGTCCAACAATGTCGGCAATGAGGGCCTGGCGCGGCAGATTCAGAAAGCCACCCAGGAACTGCAGCGCGACATGGAAGCCATTCTGCTGTCGAACCAGGCGAACCGCGCAGACACCGGCACCGGTGGCGTGGCCGGCCTGACCGCTGGCCTCGAAGCATGGGTGGACGATTCGACAATCCAGCAGACCCCTGTGACGAAAAGCCCGCAGTGCTTTATCGACCTGTCAACCGGTGGCATCAGCATCGGCGGCTGGACTAACCGCACTGGCGAAATTATCCCAGCCGTGGACTATTCCAGCGTCAGTGCTGTCAACGCGCTGACCTTCGAAGCGGTAAAGGATGTTTTCGACGCGCTTTACCAGCTGGGCGGCGATCCCACGGTAATGATGGCGCGGCCCGCCGTGATCCGGAAGTTCAGCGAGTTCATGTTTGGCAGCACGGCACCGGTGTCCACGCTCTACCGCAATAAGAACGAGGATGGCCCCGCATCGGCGCAGGCCGCGGTGAACGTGCTTCACAGTGACTACGGCATCACCGTAAAAATGGTGCCTAATCGGTTGATGCAGCTGTCGGGCGATGGTTCACCGGATTCGGATACGCTGTTTATTATGGATCCGACCTATCTGGCGGTCAGCTTCCAGGGTGGCGGCATCCGGTCGAAGGAACTGCCTGTTTCTGGCCTCGGGG